TAATTTAATGGAATCATATCCAATGATGGGTATGCCACAAGAAGATCAAGATTCTGAAAACGTTACTTACAGCAAAACTAAAAGACAAGGTGATGCTAGTGTAACTATTAGTGCTAATGCAAAAAGCATGGACGAGTTACATGACGTATTAAGACTTGCTGGTATTACATTACCTAAGTCAGATGACCATGCAGAAGAACCAATGGACAAAGAAGTTGATGATGACTGCGGTTGTGATGATGTTGAAGAACCTAAAACAGATGGTCCAAGTATCTTAAAGATGCCTGCATATAGCACAGACAAAAGTGTTATTATTAATGCATTAAAAGATAAATTAGCACAAAAACTTTCCTAAACTAAATTTTCGAGTTTTATAGCCAATTGCTATATAAATAGTAGTATGGCTAAAGGAACAGCAGATACCAGTTTAATCAAACAGGGTTATAAAAAATCCTCTTATAGTACTGACGAATTAAAAGAATTTCAAAAGTGTTGCGACGATAAAGAAGGTCCAATGTACTTTATGAAAAAATTCATGATGATTCAACATCCTGTTAGAGGAGCAATGAAATTTGATCCATATGATTATCAAGAAGATCTAGTAGAGAATTACAACAATTATAGATTCAGTATTAACATGCTGGGCAGGCAGATGGGTAAAACCACTGTAGCGGCTGGATACCTGCTGTGGTATGCTATGTTTAAGCCTGACAGTACAATACTAGTAGCGGCTCACAAACAAGCAGGTGCTAGTGAAATTATGCAGAGAGTTAGATTTGCATACGAAAGTACACCAGACCATATTCGTGCAGGTGTTGTAAATTATAATAGATTCTCTATTGAATTTGATAATGGCAGTAGAATAGTAAGTAGCAGTACAACAGAAAATACAGGACGTGGTATGTCCTTAACACTTATATACTTAGACGAGTTTGCATTTGTGAGAAACAATGTTGCAAAAGAGTTTTGGACTGCATTGTCTCCAACATTAGCAACAGGTGGTAAATGTATTATTACTAGTACACCAAACAGTGATGACGATACATTTGCTATGATTTGGCAACAAGCAAATAAGTTGTTTGATGAATATGGTAATGAAAACGATGTTGGTGTAAATGGTTTTAAGGCATTACTTGCCAAATGGGACCAACACCCAGAACGTGATGAAAAGTGGGCTGATGAAGAACGTTATAGAGTAGGTGAGGAAAGATTTAGAAGAGAACACGAATGTGAGTTTGTTATCTATGACGAAACACTTATTGCACCACTTAAACTTTTAGAAATGCAGGGCGTAGACCCAATGCTAAAAATGGGGCAAACACGTTGGTATAAAAATATTGATCCCAGCAAAACTTATGTTGTAAGTTTAGATCCATCATCTGGTACAGGTGGCGATAATGCCGCAATTCAAGTTATAGAATTGCCAAGTATGAATCAAGTTGCAGAATGGAGCCATAATAAAACTCCTATAGAAGGCCAAATTAAAGTGATGATGGACATAATGGTATATATTCAGAACCAAGGTGCATTTAACATTTACTGGAGTGTGGAAAATAATACTATTGGAGAAGCGGCGTTAGTAGTTATTAGAGATACAGGAGAAGAATCTTTTCCAGGAGAATTTATACACGAACCTAAGAAAATACAAGGTAAAAAAGGACGTAAAGGTTTCCATACAGGACATAAAACAAAAGTAGAAGCATGTTTACAACTAAAAAGATTAATTGAAAATGACAAATTAAAAATTTCTAGTAAGCCACTATTAAGCGAACTTAAAAACTTTGTTGCAAGAGCAAACAGTTTTGCATCTAAGCCAGGCGAAAGTGACGACTTAGTTATGGCATTAGTATTAGGGATAAGAATGATAGAATATATTAGTACATTTGAAGACGATGTATATAATGTTATGAACAGTAGTTTGGGTGCAGACATTTTTGACGATGATGATATTGACGGACCTATGCCAGTAGGCCTCCTCTAGAAGATAAATAGTTGTATGGCTACCAATTTAGAACAAATTTCAGAAAAAGTTTTTAACCTCCTTAAAGGTTTTGGATTCGAAGTCCAAAGTTTTAATAAAGAAGGTAAGCTCAGTATTGATCCTACACAATCAACAAGATTTGTTGTAGAAGAACCTAATGTACTAGTTAGAGTAGATAAAAATACTGATACTATTATTTTAAATACTAGTGAGGACTTATCAGAACATAAACTTAGAAATATGTTAAAAGAGTTAGCAAATGATTATTTATTAGATTTTGATTACAAAGTATTTGATAAAAAAATAAAAGCAAAAGGCGAACAAGCAGATATTGTAAAGAATTCGGAGAAAGACATGGCAGATGTAATGGAAGGTTTTGGCACAATGAGTGGCAGTACTAGGTCAAGTTATCAAGGCCTGGATAATGTTACTATTGTTGTAAGACATACAAAACCTGTTAACGAAGAAGTAAGAGGTTCTAGAAGTAGAAATATACATAGTATCTTACTTAAAAGAGGTGAGGAAGTATTTAAACTACCTGAAAATAATTTAGGAATGGCCAGAGCAATGGCTAGGCATTTACAAAAAGGTGGTCAAACATTTGATGAAGTTGGTACTAAAATAGTTGAAATGGCCGCTGACTATAAGTCATTAGGACAATTTGTAAATTATGTAAGAAGATCTAAATTAGTTAACGAAGACAATCAAACGTATGTTGACCTTGCTATAGAAAACGTACAAAACATTAGAGATACATTTAAAAGATTATCAGGTGCAAAAACTTATGAAACTGCCATTCAAAGTTTATCCGAAACTGATGATCATATCGAATTAGATGAAGATACAACAGATATTGAAGCATTGTTCACAGAAACACATTTTGATGACAAAGTTGCAAACGTTATGGACAACTTAAAAACACTTTCTGTAAAAAGAAAAGCATTTGAAAGTTACTTAACTAAAGCAATCAAAAAAGAATCATTTAGCAATATTAAGAACTTACTAAGTGAGAGTGATGTAATGGATTTTGCAACACCTCATGCTAAACTTGGTTATCAAGTTAGTCAATTAGGTTTTTCAGCAAAAGATCCTAAGTTAGGAAACTACTTACAGGGTATTAGCAGAAAACTTAATGCTGGTAGCGGACTTAGTCAGTTTGAATATGGTGCTATCAAAAGTTGTTTGTTAAGTGCTAATAGTCAACAACCACAAGCACAACAAATAACAGCAGAAGCACAGTATGAGTCCTTTATGGACCAATTTGTAGACTAAACTGCAAGTAAAATACTAAATAAGAGTGTTAGAAAAAAATTGGTACGAAAGTACTTGACTTTTTTCTATCTTGGCATTATTATATAGAAACAGTTATGACAAACATAACAAACATGGCAAACATGGCACAAATAGGAGAAAATTATTATGGCCTCATTAGCAGAAATAAGGGCGAAACTCGCCAACATGGAATCGAAAGGTTCATCCTCAAGTCCGTCACAAAGTGACAACGCAATTTACCCATTTTGGAATATAGACGAAGGAACATCAGCAGTTCTTAGGTTCTTACCTGACTCTGATCCTGACAATACATTCTTTTGGGTAGAAAGACAAATGATTAGACTTACATTTCCAGGAGTAGTAGGTGGTGATAACAAACCAGTTACTGTACAAGTTCCTTGTATGGAAATGTGGAATGAAACTTGTCCCGTACTTACAGAAGTACGTCCATGGTTCAAAGATCCTTCATTAGAAGAGATGGGCAGAAAATATTGGAAAAAAAGATCTTATATCTTCCAAGGTTTTGTAACTGAAAATCCTCTGAATGAAGAGACTCCAGAAAATCCAATTAGACGATTTGTAATTGGACCTCAAATCTTTAACATTATTAAGGCATCATTAATGGATCCAGAAATGGAAAACATGCCTACTGATTATGTTAACGGTACTGACTTTAGATTAGCAAAAACTACAAAAGGTCAATATGCAGACTATTCAACTTCAAAATGGGCAAGAAAAGAAAGTGCTCTTACTGAAACAGAATTGTCAGCGATTGATACTCATGGTTTGTTTAATCTAAATGATTTCCTTCCTGCTAAACCAACTGCAGAAGGTGTACAAGCAATCGCTGAAATGTTTGAAGCAAGTGTAAACGGTGATCAATATGATCCCTCAAAATGGGCTAACTTTTATAAGCCCTATGGACTTGATACAGGCTCATCAACTCAGGCAACTACTCCACAGGCACAAACTGCTCCAGCAGTATCACAGCCTGCAAAAGAGAGTGTGGCTCCTGTAACTGAGACTGTAGTAGAGACGCCTGCTCCAGCAGTAGAAACGCCTGCTCCAGCAGTAGAAACTACACCAGCACCAGCAACTGCAACAGAGTCAGCAGACGCAGGGAAAAAATCAGCAGATGATATTCTGAACATGATTCGTAACAGACAGTCTTAAGGAGTTACATTATGCAGAAACCATTTGACTTAACTAAGTTCCGTACTGGCATCACTAAAAGTATTAGTGGTATTAGTGCAGGATTCCACGATCCAGTAGACTGGATTAGCACAGGCAACTACACACTAAACTACTTAATTAGTAGTGATTTTAACAAAGGAATTCCTTTAGGTAAAGTAAGTGTTTTTGCAGGTGAATCCGGTTCTGGTAAATCGTTTATATGTTCAGGTAACCTTGTAAAGTCAGCCCAAGATATGGGTTGTCAAGTAGTGTTATTTGATTCAGAAAATGCACTTGATGAAGAGTGGCTACAAGCACTTGACGTTGATACATCACCTGAAAAACTATTAAAAATCAGTGTTTCAATGATTGACGATGTTGCAAAAGCAATTAGTGAATTTATGAAAGACTACAAAGCAAACTACAGTGATCTTCCATATGAAGAAATGCCAAAGTTAGTATTTGTTGTTGATAGTTTAGGTATGTTACTTACGCCAACTGACGTAGACCAGTTTCAGAAAGGTGACATGAAAGGTGATATGGGTAGAAAACCTAAGGCATTAACTGCCTTGGTTAGAAACACAGTTAACCAGATTGCACCATTTCCAATTGCCTTAATTGCAACTAACCACACATACGCATCGCAAGATATGTTTGACCCAGATGATAAGATCAGTGGTGGTCAAGGCTTTATCTATGCGTCAAGTATTGTTGTTGCGATGAAAAAACTCAAACTCAAAGAGGATGCAGACGGCAATAAAACATCAACCGTGCAAGGTATTAGAGCGGCATGTAAAGTGATGAAGTCACGTTACAGTAAACCGTTTGAAGGTGTGCAAATCAAAATACCATATGAAACAGGTATGGATCCATATAGTGGCCTATTGGAGATGCTTGAATCAAAAGGTATTGTAGAAAAAGTAGGAAATAAACTATCTTACATTTCTCCCGTTACAGGCGAAGAAATCAAAGAGTTCAGAAAAGGATGGACTGGCGAACGTCTACAGATAATTATAGACGAATGGGGTCAAAATCCACTAGCACAAAATGATGTTGAGTTAGATGCTGATCCTGATGATTTTGAACCTGAAATGGAGGAGATCGTAGATGAGTCCTGAAGTAGCACTCTTATATGAATTGTGGGATAAACTAAAATCACACTTACCTAAAAAAGACAGAGTTGAGTTAGCGGAAGAAATTGTTAGAACATTCGATGAACATTTAGACATTTCTGAAGTAGAAAACGAACTACATTCTTTTGACAGTATGATGAAAGCCGCAATCGTAAGTCATCTTGAACTTGGTTATGAAGATGAAGATGACGAAGAAGATGACTGGGAATATTAATTATGAGTACATGGTATAATAAAGTTACAGCAGATTTAGGAAATATTGTTGACTCAATAGAGTACTATGAGGCTGAACTCGACAGTGCCAAGTACGAAGTAAAAATAAAAGGCAGTCTGGAGAAATCCAGTTCTGCCTTACCAGGTATCACAGAACATCGCTTTAATCAATTACAAGAGATTGAAGCAATACTAGAACACTTAAACATTGAGTTGCGTAGAGAACGCAGTAAAGTATTTAGAAAATATCTCGAAAGTTATAACAGACAACTTAGCAGTAGAGATGCAGAAAAGTTTGTCGATGGTGAAGAGTCTGTTATAACACTTACACATTTATCAAATCAATTTGCCCTCCTCCGCAATAAATACTTAGGTATAATGAAAGGTCTTGATGCCAAGCAATGGCAAATAGGTCATATTACCAGATTAAGAACTGCGGGAATGGAGGATATTGTACTTGAATAATTATCATTATAATCTATCAGACTGTGACGAGTTAGCATGGGATCAATTTGAAGATTTTACTACAACCTTAACAACTGATTTAGTTTCTAGTATAGAAAGAGGTGTAAATCCTTCTGATATCCATGTAACTTTTTCTTATGGACCAGAGGGCACGTTACTCTTAGTAGATAATTATTGGTATATACGAGCAATACATAACTTTGCACACAAATATTCAATTCCATTAAAAAATATTACTGTCAAAGTAACCAATGCAAAATTTAACAAAGTGTATAACAAGTGGCATAAGTTACATGCACCCAATGAAGATAAGATCAATCACACATTAGAAAAATATGCATTTCAACTGTACACACCCTATGGATGGGAACCACCTATTAAAAAACCAAAAGTAAATCTCAACAAAAGACCAAAGAAGTTTAATTGCTTAAATGGCAATCCAATGCCACATAGAGTTATGTTATTAAACGAGATGCATAAAAAAGATTTACTTGACACTGAAGAAAATATTATCAGTTTTCATTTTAACCGCGATGAAGAGTTATTAGTAGAACCTAATCCTCAAATAGTTTTACCTATAGAATACGATAAACCTAGAAATAAATTATTAGAAAATCACGTACAGTTTACAGGCGATTTCAGTCACATTTACAATAACACTTATTTCACTGTAACAACTGAAGGTAGCGAGTGTTATACACTAGCAGACTGGCATACAAATAATCAAATAAATGAATACTTGAAAGAGTTTCACGAAGAACTTTTTATAACAGAAAAAACTGTACGGGCATTTTTTAATCTTCACCCACAAATTATTGTAGGCTCTGTAGGAACATTAGACTACTTAAAACAATTAGGATTTAAAACGTTTAGTAATTATTGGAGCGAAGATTACGATACAGCAGTAAATGGCCATGCAAGAATAAATTTAATCACTGATGAGATTAAAAAACTTAATGCAAAATCACAAGAAGAACTGCATGAAATGTATGTTGACATGTTGCCTATATTAAAACACAATCAAGAACACCTCGTAAATTTTGATTACGAAAACATTCCCTACTATGCATGAATTTAGGGTAGATTTAAATCACTGCGACGAAAGACTTTGGTTTGCTTTTGAAGATTTTACAAAAACAAAAACAAAAGCAATAGTTCAAGAAATTCAAAATGGCACAAATCCTGAAGATATACAGATAGATTTTTTATATGAATCTGAAGGAACTACACTGCTAATCGATGGTAAATGGTATATTAACGCAATACACCAGTTTGCTAATAAGTATAATATTCCTCTATACAATATCACAGTTGTAGTTACAAATGCTAAATGCAAAGATGTGTACAATAAATGGCATTCACTTTATTGCAACGATTCAGAAAAAATAAATTTACGTCTAAGTAATTTTGGTATTAGGCTGTATCGATCAGACAAGGATATTTTTATACCAACTGGTCCTAACATACAAAAGCGAACAAAGAAATTTAACTGTCTGAATGCAAACATGTTGCCACATAGAATGATGATGTTAAAAGAATTCTATGAGCAGGATATGTTAGATACTGAAAATAACTTAATAAGTTTTCATCACTATATTCATCATGGCAAACTTCCAGCAGAGTTAGAAGCAATGTGTCCTATACAGTTTGATATTGTAGGCACTTGGGACGAATTGTATGGAAAACTATTCCATGGTAAGGAAGGTTTTATTAGAGATTGGAATAAGGTAGGTGATTATAGTCACATTTACGAAAATACCTACTTTACTGTTACAACAGAAAGCAGTGAATGTTATACACTTTGCGATTATCATGACGACGAAGAAATAAACAGTCACATGAGATCTTTTCATGAAGAGTTGTTTTTAACAGAAAAAATATTTAGGCCTATGTTATATTGGCACCCACAATTGGTTCAATGTTCTACAGGCACACTAGATTATCTAAAACAATTAGGATTTAAAACATTTAACAATTACTGGAATGAAGATTATGATAATGAGCCTAACGGCGAATTGAGAACTAAAATGATTGTGGATGAAACTAAAAAGTTAGCAAATAAGTCACTAGATGAACTGCACGAAATGTATATAGATATGCTACCAATTTTAGATCATAACCACAAATTAATTACAAATTACGATTATGAAAAAATTAGATCTGCATGGTACAAGACATCATGAAGTTGACTTAAAAGTCGAAAATTTTATATTGATGCATCAAGATGACATACCGTTAACAATTATATGCGGAAATAGTCAAAAAATGATTGATTTAGTGTATGATGTAATAAATAGAATTAATTGCAAAACAGTTGCAATGGATCAATACGGTGTAATTGTTGTTAGAGAGATATAATGAAAAAACTATGGAACAAAACTACTACTTGGTTTAGATCTCTACGAATCAAATATATACTGTGGCGAGCAGACAGAATCTTCAAAAAAGCCCACAAAAAACTTCAAAAATCTTCATAAAAATCCACTTTTTCTGGTTGACAAATCTCCATTTGGTGCTATACTATATGTGTAAGGTAAGGAGATAAGATGTTTTTATTTACAATATTAATTTTAGGACTATTTGGATGGTTCTTCCTATCTGAGATAGGTGCTATCATTGATGGTGGTTTTGAAACTTTTATTGGTAGAATACTTGCTTATCTTTTTGTTTTAATGATGTTAGGCGTAATTTTCGGTTGACAAATCCGGAAGATTTGCTATAATATTTATATTGTTTATTAATGCTGTGGGAGGCTAATATGACAAACTTTGTAAAAGTAAAAAAAGGTACATACCGTAACGCACCTATTAAAGATACGGTTTTTCCGGTGGTAAAGCCACTTTCATTTGGTAAGAAAGGTCCATTCATTACTGTTGATGGTTCAGCACTAATGGGTCCTGATGCTACCAAAATTCGTGTATTACTTAAAACACCTGCTGATGTTGAACCTTCTAATCAAGAAGAATTCAAGATCACTAATCCAGTTGCCCAACAAGAGGAGAAAGCAAAAGAAACTCCAGAAGAAGCAATGGATAGAATTAAAGGTCGTTTTGAGATCTTAGATCAAATGACTGATGCAGTTGCAAACCAAGTTGTTAGAGGTTTGATTGTATCAGGCCCTCCTGGTGTTGGTAAGTCGTTTGGTGTTGAAACTATTCTCGATGAATATGATGCAATGACTAAATTGGCTGGTAAGCCACCTAGAACTGAAGTTGTAAAAGGTTCTATGACTCCAATTGGTTTGTATCAAACATTGTTTAACAATTCAAACCCAGGTGATATCCTAGTGTTTGATGACTGTGATAGCATCTTGTTTGATGAAGTATGTTTGAACATGCTTAAGGCTGTTTTAGACTCAGGTAAGAAAAGATACATTTCTTGGAAAGCAGAATCGAATGCTTTGCGTAGGGAAGGTATACCTGATAGGTTTGAGTTCAAAGGTGGTTGTATCTTTATTACTAATGTGAACTTTGAAAATGTTAAAAGTAAAAAAATTAAAGATCACTTAGAGGCTCTTATGTCAAGATGTCACTACATTGACTTAGAAATGGATAGTGTTAGTGATAGGTTCCTTCGAATTAATCAAATTGTACGAGATGGTATGTTAGACGAGTATAACTTTGGTGACGAAGGTAATAAAGAAATTGTTGACTTTATGGTATTGAAGGCTAATAGGCTTCGTGAGATATCATTGCGTATGGTTCTCAAGATTGCAGACCTCAGAAAGATGTCTCCAAAGACTTGGAAAGAACTTTCAGAGTCAACATGTATGACTAGG